TTCAGGGTTATTGAAAAGCGTCCACAGAACAAAGGCTCCAGTAATCCACGATTTTCCCACACCACGGAAAGCTTGTATTTGTAGACGTTTAGGTCCATGTTGAAGATAGTCTGCGATTGCATATTGAGCACGAGTAGGCGAAGGAAGATCAAGCTGTGACCACAGAGCCTGTAGAAACAGCTTGAAATCATCTTGCAACGCCAGAACGACGTTGGTCATGTATTACTCACCCTTCATTTTGGTAGTGTATTTTTTCCCTTTAAAGGTGAAGGTTTTTTTACCAGCCTTACGGGCGGCTGCAAAAGATTTATCAAATGATTCTGCAACAGTGCCTACTTTTTTAGGACCGACTTTTGCACGACTGCGAACTGTACCATCTTTATCTTTGGTATTGTATTTACCAACACTAGAAGCTGGTTTAGCTTTTGTTTTATTTTGTGAAGCTTTTTGTTGGCGTAATGCCTCTGCAGCTATCTGAGCCATTTGGAATGCAGCGGCAGATCCGTCACCAACAATGCGTCGTGCTGCAGCATTGACTACATTACTAGCCATTTGACCAGGTTTAATTTTTCCAAGCTTGGTTCCTGGAGTTGGTGGTGGGTTAGTTGGTGTTTTAGTAGAACCTTGACGGGTGCCAATAATTCCTGACACCTTTCTATTAGGACCTTGTTGTGGGGCTGTGCGGGGACCTTGTGCACCACGAGGTGCACCAGATGCGGTTCGAGTTACACCACGACCACGGGTAACCCGATCTTTAGAACCAGTGTCACGTGAAACTCGTGCAGCGGTTTGGCGTTGTGCACGGCCACGGCCATCAGTGCGGACAGGTGTTTTAGCGGTTTGACGTCCGCGACGATTGTAAGTACGTTTTGCCATTTACTTGCGAACAAATTTACCGTTTTTGTAGATCATTTTAGGTCCGAAAGGACGTCGGTACATATCACCTTCTTTAGGGTTAGCAGGGGGACGCATTGGAATTTTTGCTTTTTGTGTGAATGCTTTTTTTTGGTTACGGCGACGTTCTGCGGAAAGTGCCTGGTTAAGGTTTGTTTTCAAAGCACGTGACCGTGGGTCCCTTTGTACAGTTCGTCCAGACCGTTTTGTTGGTAACTCAACTGTTGGAGAAGGTGGGTTAGACTGGCGAAATTTTCCGCTAATACCAGAACCTTTTTTCTCAATAACAGGTTCTTGTGCTTTTGGTTTTTGTTCTGCTTGTGCAGGACGTGTGTTTTGTAGAACAGGTTTTTTTGTTTTGACAGTAGTGTCTTCTTTAGGTTTTTTCAGGTTACGACCATACTCTTCACCACTTCTAACAGGACCAACCCCAGTTGGTTTGGCAATTTGACGTCCATATTTATCGCCATCTTTTACCGGACCAATCCCTGTTGTTTTTTTGTTTTTCAAAGATTTGCGGTACTTTTGCATTGCCACTGCGAACTTTTGCGGAGCCCGTGACCCGAACTCTCGCCTAAATTCTTTACGATCAGGTTTTTTCATTAGTTAATATGTGACAGAATAAGAGTTTCTCTAAGTTTGTTGATTCCAAATGTTTGTCTCATCCAAGGTAACCAATTACTACTTCCTTTTGACTGATTACACTTTTTGCAACTAGGTACAAGGTTACTTGTAATATCCTTACCACCAAAGGTTCTAGGGTGAACGTGATCCAAAGTAAGTTCGTGTAGTTCATAAGTTTCTCCACAGTAAACACATGTGCAGCCAAAGTGCTCTTTAATGCTGCGCCTCCAAAGGCGCTTTGCTTCAGAGGATGTCATGGTTATTAGGTTGTGTAAGTAATGATCAGGTGTAGGAAGTAAAGGGGTCATAAACTATGCGTATCGTTGCTTCATGCGTGGACGACGACGGTTGGTAGATGCTGTCTCTGTCTTACCTTTACCAGGTCCAGTATGAGAAGCATCTTTACCATCTCCGTTACCGTATGTACCAAGCTTGCGGTTAAGCTTGTTGGCAGCGGTACGAATCATAAGACCCCTTGCTGTTTTGTTGTAAGCACCTTGCTGTTTTAGGCGGCGTTTGCGTGCAGCAGGGTTTCGTTTGTAGTACGTAGATGTATTCATCGGCCATATAGCCTAGATTGTACAAGTTCTGGGTCAACGTCTGGCATTAGATTGGCTAGTTTTGCCAGTGGGCTGCTTTCCATAGCCACACCACTAATGTCATTTGTTTTGAGCCAGTCGCAAGCTGCTTTTAGGTCTTGTGTTGTAGCGTCACCAGACTTGATTCGTGCGAGAAACTCTTTCGTGACAAGATTATGCAGCTCGTTAAACTGATCTTCAGTCGCTTTCTTCATTTACTTCAGGTTTAGTGACTTTTTTTGGCTTTGGTTCTACAAGTTTGTATCGGTCATCTTCTTGGGATAATTTGCTTAAAGCATATTCCATGTCTGCTTTTGTTTTATAAACTCCAAGAACTTTGGAACGAAACGTGTCAATAATTTGAAATGACATAATTAGTGTTGTTTAAGTACTATTTGATCTAGTTTGCCTTCGATACGTATCATGTGATCTTCCATACGGTCAATCATTGACTTAAGTTCTGTTTTAGAAACGTAGTCCTGAGCAACCGTCAGTTCTACGCCGTCGATACGACGATCAAGACCACTAATGCGATCATGTACGTTATTAATTCTTTGGTGTAGTCTGTTGTTCAGTGTTGCTCCCGCTGCTACTACTGCTATCGAGAGAGTTACTATCGCTTCTATCATTTAATGATACGATTGGTACGATGTCGTGGCAAATCATTTCGACACGACTTCCGGGTCTAAAGGTAAACCCGTCTTTCATAATTTCTGTACATTTAAGAGCACGTACAAGCTCGTAATCAAGCCTCATTTTCTGCTCGTGTTTACGAGCGATACCTTTACAGGTTTCTACCATGCCACCATCTAGTGGTACGGAGAAGTTCAACTGTACGCCGTAGTTATTGCTGCGTACATACCCTTCACTATCGAAAGGAATAGTATCGTTGCCCATATAAAAGGGCGAGAACTGCATGGTCGTTCCATTGCAACTATTATTACCTGCAAAGTATTGCCGAGACGGTGCTCCATTGTTTTGGAATTGCACGGCTTGATTGGTCACATTGCCCGTTGCAGCAGCTACGGGGTTAGATGTATTTCTAACTGTTGGATCATCACCAGCGTAAGCAGGTGCTACTGAGAGAAGACCGATAAGGAGGTAGTAGTAGAAACCTGTTCGATTGTTTCTGTTACTAAGCTGTCTTGAATTTTTCCTGCTGCTCTCGTTACAATCTCTAGTTGAAATTGATCGCCAGCAGTATGTACTGAATAGGTTGTTGAGTTTCCAGCTATGTCTGAGCTGGGAACTACGTTTGTTCCTGACCATGATGAATAATCACCACCGTAAACATTGGTTGCAATTGTACGATCAATATCAGTGGTGGTAGTAGTGGTTGATTGCATTGACCCCTGCGTAAAGTTAGGAGTAACTTGTGCTGTAGCTGGGCTAGCCAACATTAAAAGGACGAGTAAGCGTTTCATTCTTCTTTTTTTTTAGGATCAGAGGGTTTACTGTTGGACTTATTATTAGATGTGGATAAACCGAATGTCGCTAGTGCACCTGTAAATATAGAAGCAGGGAAAGTGATGTCACCACCAGGACTTTTTTTAAACATAGGTAATTCTACGTAATTTAAAGTAATGATAAAACCACTCCACACCACAACTCCTAAACGTACAAAAGTACCTATAATCTGAAGCTCGTCGTCCGTATTTTCTTTTACCTTAGCTAAGAAATTTTTGGCCTTTCCGTTGGGGTCTTCTTTTTTTGTAACTTGTTCCATGCTTGCTTAAATATGGGTTTCATAATCATCACTAAATATTTAAATAGTGATGTAGCAGCGAGGGTGGCACCTACAGAAATAAATGCTGTAGTAGCTGCTGTAGTCATGATCGTAGTAGTCGGCATTGGGACTTCAATGTCCGTAAATGGGACTTGTAGGATCTGAGCTTCAGGTGGAGTAACCGAAGGGGTTACTTGTTGTGCTTTGGGATTCTCTTTATCTGCTTCAGGAGCAGGATCAGAGTTAATACCCTCTACCCCTGGAGGCGGCCTAAGCGTGCTAGGAGGTACCACAAGCGGCCTGTAAGACGGCACATCTGCTGTTGGTACCTCTAGTATAGGTATGGGTAAATTAGGCGCGTTAGGGAGGAATAAAGAGGGTAGTTTAGGTGGCTCTACCCACTCCATTACTCAGCACTCGACAAGCCCCGTTCGATCACGTCCACTGCCCTATCATCTACGGTGTTTTCTGTTGTAGTAGCCAACTTCCGCAGCAGGTCAACAATCAATCGTTTGACCTTTGGAGATTGGATAAAAGTGAACAGGATTGGACGGATAAGGGTAATCATACTAATTTAAGATGGTTTTGTAGGCCAAGTCATAGTGTGTGGAAAACCTTCAGCAGCACTAATATCTCGTAGTTCTTGGCGATACGTTTTGATAGCTTCAGGAATATTGGTAGATGTTTCCTTTGCTTTGGTTACAACCCAATCTGTCTCAGCCAGTAACCTGTCACGCTGGTTGCGGACTGATGCTGCAGCTTCTGTATCAATACGAGTACGGTATGCAGCTTCTTGTTCAGAAGCAGTATCACCACCTTCAATA